GCAGAGCAAGACATTATGGATTTCGAAAATCCTAATGCAAGACTTGGACATCAGGTAAGTATGTTAGGTTATAGTGCAAAAGACGAAACTTTATCCAACTACTTACAAGGTTTAAGTAATAAAATTAGTGCTGGTGGAGAACTTAATCAGTTTGAATACGGTACTATAAAAAGTTGTTTACTAGGTGCTAATAGTGGTAGTACAAAAACTGCTCCAGTTGATATGGCTGAAGCATATGAAGTGTTTTTGGACCAATATACACTATAAAAACAGCATATTAAGATAAATAACTTTGTTGGCCAGAAATGGCCAATAGTTGTAAAAAAGTACTTGACTTTTTTGCATCATGGCAATATAATTAAGGCACAGTAATATGAATTTATTACGAACATGGCATACATATAAGGAGAAACATTATGGCCTCATTAGCAGAAATAAGAGCAAAACTACAATCAATGGAAAGCAATTCCAAAGGTAGTTCCCCCGCTCAAAGCGATAACGCAATTTACCCATTTTGGAATATAGACGAAGGTACAAGTACTGTACTAAGGTTCCTACCTGACTCTGATCCAAACAACACGTTCTTTTGGGTAGAACGACAAATGATTAGACTTACATTCCCAGGAGTTGTAGGTGGCGATCAGAAACCAACAACCGTACAAGTACCTTGTATGGAAATGTTTGGTGAAAACTGTCCAGTTTTACAAGAAGTAAGACCTTGGTTTAAAGATCCTTCTTTAGAAGATATGGGCAGAAAGTATTGGAAAAAAAGAAGTTATATTTTCCAAGGCTTTGTAAATGAAAATCCTCTTAATGAAGAGGCACCAGAAAATCCAATTAGACGTTTTGTTATTGGACCTCAAATCTTTAACATTATTAAATCAGCATTAATGGACCCTGAAATGGAAAACCTTCCTACTGATTATGTTAATGGTACTGATTTCCGTTTAGCAAAAACAACCAAAGGACAATATGCAGATTATTCCACTAGTAAGTGGGCAAGAAAAGAAAGTGCATTGACTGAGGAACAACTTAGTGCAATCGATACACATGGATTATATAATCTTAATGATTATCTTCCTGCAAAACCTACAGAAGAAGGTGTACAAGCGATTGCTGAAATGTTCCAAGCAAGTGTTGATGGAGAACTGTATGATCCAGCAAGATGGGGTAACTTTTTTAAACCCTATGGACTCGATACAGGAACAAGCACTCAATCAGCATCTGCTCCTGTATCAACAACTACAACAGAGAGTGTGGCTCCTGTAAGTGCTCCAGCACCAGCAGAAGCAAAAGTTGAAGCAGAGCCAGTTGCAGAAGCACCTGCTACACCTGAACCAGCACCTGTAACTGCGACAGCAGAAGCAAGTGGCGATGCAGGTAAAAAGTCAGCAGATGATATTCTTGCAATGATCAGAAATAGACAATCAAGTTAGGAGGTAGATCATGCAAAAGCCTTTTGACTTAACAAAGTTTAGAACTGGACTGACTAAAAGCATTAGTGGTATTAGTGCAGGATTTCATGATCCAAAAGATTGGATTAGCACAGGTAACCACACACTAGATTATTTAATTAGTGGAGACTTCAATGGAGGTATCCCATTAGGTAAAGTTAGTGTATTTGCAGGTGAGTCAGGTTCTGGTAAAAGTTTTATCTGTTCTGGTGTAATTACAAGAAATGCTCAAAAAGCCGGTTGTCAGGTTGTGTTGTTCGATTCTGAGAACGCACTTGACGAGCAATGGTTACAAGCATTAGATGTAGATACATCTCCAGATAAACTTCTACGTGTTAGTGTTTCAATGATAGATGACGTTGCTAAAGCATTGTCTGAATTCATTAAAGACTACAAAGCAAATTATGGCGATCTGCCATATGACGAAATGCCTAAATTAGTTTTTGTAATAGACAGTTTAGGTATGTTGCTAACTCCGACTGATGTAGATCAGTTTAACAAAGGTGACATGAAAGGGGATATGGGTAGAAAACCTAAGGCACTAGCCTCCTTGGTTAGAAACACCGTGAACCAGATTGCACCTTTTCCTATAGCCTTAGTGGCTACAAACCATACTTATGCAAGTCAGGACATGTTTGACCCTGATGATAAAATAAGTGGTGGGCAAGGCTTTATATACGCAAGTAGTATTGTTATTGCGATGAAAAAACTAAAACTCAAAGAAGATGAGCAAGGTAATAAAACATCAACAGTACAAGGTATTAGAGCCGCATGTAAAGTAATGAAATCCAGATACAGTAAACCTTTCGAGGCTGTACAGGTTAAGATTCCTTATGCAACAGGCATGGATCCATACAGTGGTATGTTAGAAATGCTAGAAACAAAAGGCATTGTGGTTAAAGAAGGAAACAAACTTGCATATACCTCGCCTGTAACTGGAGAAATCATCAAAGAGTTCAGAAAAGGCTGGACAGACGACAAACTTCAGATAGTTATAGATGAATGGGGACAAAATCCCATGGCACAAGAAGATGAGCCAGATGATATTGACCCTGAAGTTTTAGAACCAGAAGTAGAGGAGTATAACGATGAGTCCTGAAGTAGCATTACTTTATGATGTGTGGGAAGGTGTTAAAGACCAAGTACCACAAAAAGAACGTCTTCATACTGCAGAAAACATTGTCAGATCGTTCGACGACAATGTTGATATCTCAGATGCTGAAAACAATTTACATGATTTTGATAAAGTCATGCAGGCCGCAATAGTAAGCCATTTTGATATAGGCTTTGAGGACGAAGATGAAGATGAGGATTGGGAAACTTAATGGCAACCTATTATAATAAAATTGTCGAGAACTTAGGTAATATCGTTGATGCTATTGCATATTACGAAAAAGAACTTGATGATGCAAGATGGGAAGTCAGGATCAAAGGGAGTCTGGAGAAAGCCTCCGCCTCCCTCCCCGGTCTTACAGAGTATCGCTTCAATCAATTACAAGAGATTGAAGCAATACTTGAACATTTAAATATAGAATTACGAAAAGAAAGAGCAGTAACATTTCGTAAGTATTTAGAAAATTACAACAGAACTTTAAGTAGTAGAGACGCAGACAAATTTGTAGATGGCGAACAGAGTGTTATAGATTTAACTCATTTAGTAAATCAGTTCAGTTTATTAAGAAACAAATACTTGGGTATAATGAAGGGACTAGATGCCAAACAATGGCAAATAGGACACATAACAAGACTTAGAACTGCTGGTATGGAAGATATTGTTATTGACTAGAATGAAAACATTTAATGAAAAAACATATAGACCTTTACCAGAGCAACTTACTATAAAACCTAGTAATATAGATGGACTAGGATTACACACTAACGAATATCTTGATGCAGGTACTGTATTAGGCGAAACTCATGTACTGGTTCATAATATGGATAGGCATGAATGGGTAAGAACTCCCTTAGGAGGATTTATAAATCATAGTGATGACCCAAATTGTTACATAAGCACAGACAGAGGCGACAGAACATTACACACAATTAAGCCAATACAAAGTGGGCAAGAACTTACAGTATATTATAGATTCAGAGGATATGATGGTACTGCAGGAGATGATACTGCACCTAATATCGAGGAATGAAAGACAAACTACAAAGTCTGTGGAGAAAATTTATAGCATGGAAAATAGCCATGGAAGTTAAATTTATACTGTGGAAAGTGGACAGAAACATAAAAAATTACTATAAAAAGCAAAAAAAATTGCAAAAAAGTTAAAAAACCGCTTGACAATTAGCAAAAATTTGCTATTATATACACATAGTTTAAATTAATAACCGTGGGAGGCAATATGCAAAACTATGTAAAAATTAAATCTGGAACTTATCGTAGTTCCCCATTAAAGGATATGATCTTTCCTTTAATTAAACCAATTAGTTATGGAAAACGTGGTGCATTTGTAACTGTAGATGCAAGTGCTGTCATGAATCCAGACTACAAGAAAATTAGAGTTCTTGTAAATGGTCCGTTAGACTTAGAACCTTCTAATAAAGAAGATTATGAAAAACTAATGGGCATTAAAAAACCTAAGGCTAAAAAGAAAGAAACTCCTGAACAAGCAATGAACAGGATTAAAGGCCGTTTCCAAATACTTGATAAGATGACTGATGCAGTTGCTAACAATGTTGTTAGAGGACTTATTGTATCAGGCCCTCCAGGAGTTGGAAAAAGTTTTGGTGTTGAAAAAATACTTGACGAGTATGAAGCAATGGCAAAACTAGGTGGCAAAACTAGGACTGAAATTGTTAAAGGTTCTATGACACCTATAGGTTTATACCAAACACTTTTTAATAATTCTAATGAAGGAGATATTTTAGTTTTTGATGACTGTGATAGTATCCTTTTTGATGAAGTTTGCCTTAATATGTTGAAGGCTGTTTTAGATTCAGGTAAGAAAAGAACAATTACTTGGAAAGCAGAATCCAATGTTTTAAGAAGAGAAGGTGTGCCTGACAGATTTGATTTTAAAGGTGGTTGTATTTTTATTACTAATGTTAATTTTGAAAATGTTAGAAGTAAAAAAATTAGAGACCACTTAGAGGCATTAATGAGTAGATGCCACTACATTGATCTTGGAATGGACACTATTGAAGACAAGTTC